GAAGGATACAGCCTTCGCAATCTGTCTTTCTTCTTTGCTAATCTCCTGCTTGTTGAATAGAAGTTTAGCAGTATAGGTGTGTAGGTCAGCACCCTCATTGAAAGCCTTTTGCATATTACCTTCTTTAGCAATATGCGCTAGGACACGAAGTTCCATCGCAGAGTAGTCCGCAGCGATAAACTTCCAACCCTCTGGTCCAGTAAATAGACTTCGGATATTGTTTTCTGTTTCTCTAGGCAGAGTGTGGAAAGATACACCCATAGCCTTTTTCGCAGAATAGGTAGCACACGAAAGGCGACCAGTAGCAGTTCCATCAAATCGGAAATCTACATACACTTTGTTCCTTTCATTATACTCAAGAGCTTTTTTAGTTCCCTTGATGTAAGTCTTGACTAGCTTCTCACTTTTGCGAAGATCAAGAAGACCCTTTACAAACCTGCGAGCATTGACCAGATCGTTCGTACTCTTTTCTGCTATTACTGATTTACTGATGCGCTTGCCATCAGATCTGTGATCCCATTTCCCCACGCTTTTCTAACTCCTCTTCAATATGGTCTAGTAGTAGTTTAAGGCTCGCAGCAGCGACAGAAGGTTTGCCCTTTGCCGTTCTGTCTGGAGGGTATAGCTCCATGCTTCCTTCTCTTGTGTATAGAATCTCGATAATATCATTGTTTGAAGCTAGGTTGTCTGTCTTTTCTACACCACGACAGGAGTAGAGTATATCTTCCTCATCCACATTTTTGCTGTTTAGGGTTCTACCTACAAGTTCAAGGGCTCCTGGGTCTACATCTAGTCCATTATACTCCATCTCTGCGAATTCTTCAAGAGAAGGCATGACAACATTTTCAATAAGATTCATTACCGAATTACCCTCAAGCTTCTCACAGATAAGATCAAATAGTTTTAGGGTAAAGTATGTATCCTTTGCGTTGCCCTCAGCACAATCTTCTAGGGGCATATTAGCCCAGTCGAAGTTTTTCGGATCAGAAATCGTTAGCATTACAGACTCTCAAGTTCGTTAGGGAAGTACAGTTTTACAAGATCCATCAGGGATTTAGGCATGTTCTCATCAAGAAGGTGGTGCATGATCTTAGTATCCCATACATTCTTTGGATAAATACCGTAGTTGATAAGAAACTTGAGATCGAACTTGGCGTTGTGAAACACCTTCTTGTTCTTAGGATTCTCGAAGATACGGCGCAAAGCCTTATACATACGAATATCTCCCTTGTGAGGACTATCTTTATGATCGACAGGTATTACCCAAGTCTCCTCTCTGCTGGAAATAGCTACAGTCATAATAGTATCCTTGAGGAAGTTTAGTCCTGTAGTTTCTAGGTCGGCGGCGATAGTCTCTTCCGAGTTTTCTAGTTTCGATGCTAAAGCTCTTACATCTTCTATATCTGTTAGAATCTTGTACGAGAAGTTAGAGTTCTCACGCTTTTCTAGAACATACTTCTCATACCCGTTCTGTAGATCCTTCTTGAATAGCTCTTTATGCCTGGGCTCAGAGATTACGGAGAAGGGGTGATACACAGGAACTACGACACAGGAGAACCCATCCTCTGTCTCATAGGGGAAGGCTTTACCTCGCTTATTAGTTACACCACTCTTCTTGATCAGCATCTTCATAGCAAGATTGCCACAAGTGAATACGATCTTGGGTCTAATCTTCTTGATAGTATTATCCAGGTGAACACGACAAAGTTTCATGTTCGTAGGACTCATATCCGCTTCCTTTACATTAGGACACTTGACCGAGGCTGCCGTGACGAAAGTGAAAGGGAAGCACTCTTTGATCATGGCGTACTCATCCTTACCAAATGCTGTTGCGCTTCCCATCTTATACTTTAGAGAATCAGACAGGAAGAGCACATCACATTGAGATACCTTCTCATAGTCTAGGTAAGCGTGGCAGGGCTTATTCTTCTCCAAGATGCTACAACCCTCGCAGAGAGGATTTGTGTCACCAAGTTTATGACCATCGTAGAGATTTTGAAGATTAACCATTCTATTATAAATTATGAGTAAACACTATATTGACAATGACGAGTTTGAACGAATCATCTTATCATACAAAGAAGACCCCGAAACTTATGAAGAAGAGTTTGTAAATCTTTTTGATTTACTGATCACCAATGTTGTAGAATCATTTAGATTCAATGTTCCTTCTGAGGATGCTAAACAAGATTGTTTTGCGCTTATATTAAAAACAGTAAGAAACTTTAAACCAAAAAAAGGAACAGCTTTCAATTTCTTTACGACCATAATCGTAAATAATCTCAAGCTGCTCTACACTAAGGATAAAAAGTATAACGAAAAGATAGACAGATATATGGATAAAGTAAAGAGGGACTTTAAAGCTTAAGTCTCTTTTCCATCATCGAAACCCACTCCTCTTTTTCAACCTTATCACCATCTAAGGTTACAAGGCAAGGTGTGTTCTGAACATCATAAATAACGAAACTATGGGGCATGTTGAAACTATCCACAACATAGATAGGAACTCCACCTCGATTGCCTCGATACTTAGTTTCAATCTCATAAGCAAGATTCATTCCTCGATTCTCCCATAGGGATACAAATAGAATGTGAATCTTGTTCTTATCTTTTTTTTGTTTCTTAAGGATCTTATTTAGATCGTTTTCTTTAGATAAATGCTTCCAAGTAAACATCACTCTTCTTCATCAGAAGGGGTTTCAGAAAGGGTAACTCCACCGTCTTCGTTTTCAATAACGGTGATTCCAGAAGAGGCAAGTTCTTCTTTATTAGCTTTAGCGTACTCTTGAACTAGATCAGCAAGCTGTTTATTCATAGCCTCGATACCAGTAATGAACACAGTTTTAAGAAACTGATCGTCGGTAATGCCGTCGGGCTTACATACATCTGTAAAGTTCTTGTAGGCAAGTGCCTCATCTTTTGATAGATTAATTTGTAGTCTCATACGATTATTTCGTCTTTCTCTTACTTTAATTTTCCAGGAATCAACATCAAGTCTGATGCTTGTTTTTGTTTCGGTCTGTGACATTACACTATAATAGACTAAGGGTTAAAACTATGGAAGACAATTACGATTTTTCTGCTTTAAATAAAAAAAAGAAAAAGAACAGCCGAGCAAAGGGCTCTACATTTGAAAGGCAAATCGCCAAAATGCTGAATGAACGCCTGGGCACGACTGAATTTTCTAGAACTCCAGGATCAGGAGCTTTCGCTACAACACACTCACTTCCAGATCACCTAAAAATTTATGGGGATTTGATCACACCACAAAACTTTAAATATTGTATAGAGTGTAAAAAAGGATACAATAACATAAACCTCTATAGCTTATATAATAATAGTTCAGACTTCTGGAAATTTATAAACCAATGCCAAAAAGATGCCGACAAATGCGGAAGGAAGCCTCTTGTTATATTTAAACAAGATCGCCAGCCAACATTAGCTATTTTACCCTATAATGTAGTTCCCACTAGTAAGTATTATACTCTTACCTTATCAGACAAAGATGGTATGTATAAGTATACTATTTATTTATTTGATGAGTTGCTTAAATCTGAACCATCTAGTTTTTGGGTTCTTTAAGTATATCAAATTCGTCTTGAGCTTCTTTTGTAAATTTAGTTTGTGATCTAGTGTCTCTTCTGAAACTATCACCAGATCCAGTTTTATTTCCTTCTTGTGAAAACTTAACATAGGTCATAGGTTCTCCTGTCTTTCCAGTTCCCGTGAAAGACACTTGAAGCCCTTCAACGGAAATATTTAAATTACCATTATTCCAGTCCTCCACTACCTGCCTCAGAGGTTCATTATGGGACCATACTCTAAGGTTTCCATCATCAGTTCCTTTTACCTGAGCCATATCCGTTTTAGTATATCCGCATACTAAAGCTTGTCTAATCAGAACGGCTTCAATATCTTTCTTTTTTTTACCAGTGGCCTCTTTGAGATCTTTTTTATATCTAGCCATTCTTATATTTCGTTCAAGACCTTCAGCAATTCTTTTTTGAACTATAGGATCCTCAAAGTTTCTTGGCTTATCTCCATCAAAAAATAACTGAGTAAGATTTAAATCTTGAATTTGTTTTTGAGTAAATTCTCCTTTTAATTTATTAGAAACTATTTTAGCTATGTCCTCTGGTTTTTGAATCTTTAAACCACCTTTATGAGTGTAAATAGTAGGATTCTTAAAAGGAGCTACGGCATTTTCCGCATAGTTTTCAACTTCGTTAAAATAGTTTTTTCTACCAGGTGTCAACTCAACTAGATTATTAATAGCATCTAAATATCCTTCAGCAGCACTATTGCTAGGATCTTGACCTAAGACATAACCTCTCATGAGCTTCTGTCTACTAACTTCTCCAGCCTTGGCCTCGCCATGCGCTGTCATCCTCTTTTGAGCTATGTTTACTATATGAATTTCTTGATCATCGTTAAAGCTCTTTAACTGCTCCTCAACTTGGCCTTTTTTAGTTTTGGGAACTAGTTCAAGTATTTGACTTTTTGTATATGTCGAGACTTCACCATGAGAAAACTCAGCAGATTTTTTTGCCTCTTCTAAATCCGTATAAATAAAAGAGTTGTCTGGGCGATCCCCTTGTTTAGGAGAAAGGGCAACATGGAGAACATCTTCAGGCGCGTGAGGCAGCTTACTAATAAAAGAGTTCATAATTTTAGCTTCTGTTAAAAGCCATGCTGCTAGGTTCTTTTTACTTGAAATAATATTTAATTGCTCTACTGCTTCTTGCTGTTCTATATAAGCATCTAAAGACAATGCTCCTGATTGAGCAGCAATCTCTTCTAGTATAGGAAGTTTTTCTTCTTGTAAAACTTCATAAATAATCTTTTTAAGTAGTTCCTTTGTAGCTTTATCACCTGGATTAGCCATTAGTTTATTACGAAGAACAGTTATTCTAGGAACGACTTCATAAATACTTCCTTTAATAGCATTTTTATTGTTCCCTTGAAACTTTCCATTAATAACAGCATCTAAGTTTTTAGCTTCTTCTGGACACTGTTTAGCAGCAGCGTCTAGAGCCCTTTGCTGTAGTTTATTAGCGGTGATTACAACCCCTCCTGTAGGAGTTCCATCAGTCCCAGATTCAGGACCAAAAAGCACAAACTGGCGTGTATCTCCGGTTTTTTGAACACCTATTTTTTTTCTTATTTGATCACATTTATAGGGGTCATCGTCTGAGGGATCTAAAAAGCTTAATAAGAACTCATTGGCTAATACAGCATCTTGTATAGATTCTGGATCAAGATTAGTTTCAATTTTATTTCCTTTATCATCTAAGCTAAAACTCATTCCTGTTCTAGTTAAGATTTCTTCAAAGGATCCTTGACTACTTCCGACGAGTATGAGGGCAGGATTACTCATAAATTTTGTAAGTCCTTTTTTAAGTGCTTCTGGGAGCCCATCGGGATACTGAGCTAATAGTTCTTTACGGTATATATTAGCATATCTTATTTGCCTCATATAGGATTTAACAGCTTCCATTCCTCCTATGGGCTCATAATTCAGATCTTTAAGTTCTTTCATAGCTAATTCCTTAGCTACTTTTTCATTTATTGAGCGATCCCCTCTTGCTCTTGCTTCTTTTAAAATTTCTTTTGATCTTTTTTGTACATAGGAACCCCCAACTGTAGTTAGCATTTTTTGTTCTAACTCCTCAAGCTCTTGTTGCTCGGCCATAGCTTGATCAAGCTCTGCTTGCTCTTGATCTGCTATTGCTTTTTGCTCAGGAGTTTGTCCTTTAGCTAATACTTGTACAAATTTATTAAAAGCATCAGTTTTAATTGCTCCGTTTTGGTCTCTTACAGTAAGCTCTCCACCATTAGCACCTAATCCTACAACATTTACATTTTTAGTATTGATATTATAATAAATCTTGTAAGTAGTGGTTTCGCCCTTAACATTATTAACAGGAGTTGCTACTTCAGGTGCGCCTTGAGGAGCAGAGGTTATAGCCTGATTAGCTAGTTCCCTTGCTTTTTGTAATACATCAGGAGGGATTTGCTGTCCTTCTTCCTGCTCATTAATAAAGGTCAGCTTGAAGGTGCGTTTCTTTAGGCGGGCGTAACTCTCTAATAGCTCATTGAAATAATCCATAACTTATAATAGTTGCTAGAAAAATAGGTCTAGCCTAGAACTAACCTAGACTAGACCTTAGTTATTGGGTTCTACTTAGTTATTAAAATCCTTCAGTGTTTGGATAAACATCACCAACAACTTCCATGAAATCATATTTAAGACTCATTTCAATTGTATGAAAATCAGAAGTAGAGTAGTTTAACTCGGATACACTATATTTGGTTGGATAAACTCCAAAAAGATTAATAACTTTTTGGCTATTCATTTGATTACCTAGCAATCTAATTTTTACAACTGGAAGTTTAAAAGTATCTTTAAGTCCTCCAGGGGCAGCCGCAGCAGTTGTACTTCCTGTGATTGGATTATAAATAGATCTAAACCAAGTATACAGAAGTCCACAAATATCCTCTTGATATAAGTTATCAAAAGTAATTATAGCTTCTCCATAGCTAACCTTTCCAGGATAGTTTAGTCGATCATTTACTCTATCAGCAGTAATGTTTTCAACAGAAACCTCTAAACCACTTATTTTTTTAGCAGCTAGAGTAAGTTTATCTACGGTATTACCATTAACACTTACTGCCGCATCTTGTAGAAGACTTTCTAATCCTACAAAGTCTACTTCCCATTGATAAGTTCTAAAAGAATCTAAAGATTTAGAAACTAATGGAAGCTGTCCTTCTTCAAAATTTCTGTTAGTTTTGTAGTATGCCATAATTTTATATTTCTCCTAAATCTGCGGTTTGGTTAGTTAGGTTAAGCTCAAAAACAATAACTTCGGCAGTTTTAGTAGGTCTGATAACAACCTTACACCAAAGTTCATTTCTATCAACTCTTACTGGAGTATTAGTAGTTTCATCACAAACAACTCTAAATTCTGTAATACCTCTTCTTGTTCGGATATCATCTAAAAGAGGAGTTAGACTTGCTTCTACTCTAGCCCAGGTAAACTCATCATTTGGCTCGAAAACAAACTGCTGAGTTCCTGCTAGAATTTGTTTTCTCAAAGTAATCATCATTCTACGGATATTAATTCTATCAAGAGCAGATGGAGTTCTTTGAGAAGTTCTTTGACCAAAGATTGTGATTCCTTGTTGTGGGAATCCTACGATGGGGTTAATAATGTTTCCACCACTGTATAGTGAATCCCTATCGCCCTGATTCAGTTTAACTTCAATTTCTGATGGTTTAGTTAACCTACCTCTGACGAATCCTGCTGGAGCGAACCAAACATCGGATACGGTATCCGTAAAAGCCATTTGGCGAGCAGCAAAGATTGTTGGATCATACCAACGATCTTTTCCATCGAAAGCACTAAAAACTTTTACCCAAGGCCAGTAAACCGCAGCATAAGAACTGTTAATAGCTGCTGTTCTACCAGTAGCCTTGCCGTTTGTCCAGTCAATAGCTTGTTGAGCCCCACCAATTCCGTAAGGAGGTGTAACAAGAGCTAAGAAGTTTTGACTAGTTTCAGCTAGAGTTATTAGAGCATTTTGAACAGACTCAGTTGTGATTCCTGGAACTAAGGCAATTCCAATGTTTAAAGTTGGATCATCTAGAGCTTGGATACCTGTTTTAGTAGATCCATTATAAGTGCCAATTAGTTCGGTTGCTGAAGTTCCAGCGGCTATTCCGTTATCTCCACCAGTAAAATTAGTAAGAGATCTATTAACTAGTTTGGTAAATCGAACTCCATTTGTGGTAGTTCCGTTTCCACCTAGAGAAGAAACAGAAAATCCAGTTTCCCCAATAATGTCATTAGTTGTTAGATAGAAAGCTGTATTAGCAGTTGGAGTTATATCAGCTAAATCTACCTGAACATTTCCTTTAATGTATTCAGACTTTAGATTTGTTATGCCGGTATTAATAACATCTGTAATAAAAGCACCTGAACCTGCTAGTCTAGTAGTAAATGATTCTGCTACCGCACCATCATTGTAAACATTTATACGGTTTTTAGAACCACCTAATCCATCAACTGTAAAGCTAAGTCCACTAGTAGTTCCATCTGATTTAAGACCTCCATTATATCCTGCTCCTGGGTACAATGATTGAATAAGGTATCTAGCCGAACCTGCCGCCTCATTAGGAATGATGGTTCCTCCATAAGCCGTAATACTTGATGCGAAAGAACCAGTAACCCCATAAGAAGCGTTTTCAATAACACTAGTATCTACTCTCTTTAGAACAGGAGCACCAAGGTTTGCATCAAAAGTTAATCCTGAAACAGCACTAACATCTACTCTAACTGAAGATCCAGCTAAAGAAGTAATAACGTGCGTTGCATTAGAAAATTGTGTAATATCAGGATTAAACTCAACGTAGAGGTCATCGGAATCAAGATCTCCTCCAAGGTACTTTCTAATAGCTCTTGCTTGATAGGTTGCGTCTGTTCCTATTGGAATTGTAAAGTCTTTTCCAACTCCTGCATTATCAGAGAATACCGCATTTCCATTAGCATCAGTAATTTGGATTCTTAAGGTTAACGAGGAAGTGACTCCGAAACCTTCAGAATCTATTAAGAAAGAGGCTCCACAACCTAACTCTCCTACCCCTGAAGCTTCAACAGCATCATCGGAAGCTGATCGAATATAGTAAATAGTATTAGTTTGTTCCAGGATTTCAAGAGCACCCTCTAGTCCTTGACCTAGTAAAGACTCTGATGGTTCTCCGAATGTTTTAATTAGGTTTTCTTGACTAGTAATTAAAGTTGGAACATCAGTAGGTCCTCTTGATGCGAAACCTACGATACCTACAATAGATGTATTTAGAGATGGAGTATACTGAGAAATATCCTTCTCAACTATGTAAACTCCAGGACTTACAAAATTTGCCATATTATTAACTCCTATGCGTTAGTTAGTTTAAAGAGCCTTCTTTTTAATAAGTTTCTTACTTGATCAGTTAGATAAGATTCAGGAATAACTAAAGACTCCTTTGGTTTAAGCCAATACTCTTTTTCTCCACTCTCTGTTAGTAGGTAAATAGAAAAAGTTTGTAAACTATCATTTTTTAGTCTTTTCATTTAGATTATTCTCCTAGTATTATTTACTTTAGCTAATTTTATTTTTGAAAAACTTTTTTTGTAATTTATGGAGTGCCAACGATAACTGAAATAGCATTTGGTAATGGGAACGGAAAAGATGCCGCTGTATGAGCACCATCTCCATGCGGAGAAATGAAGTCTCCAACTAAAGACATAGGGACTCCTTCTACAAAAACGCTAAAAGGAGCACTGCCTGGACCTACTATAAGACCTCCAGCGGTGTCAAGACCTACTTTGCTTACGGGTAATCCTCCAACAAAAACCGTTGAAGTAGCGGTTGCTATATGAGCACAGGTAGCTGGAGTTCCTATTACAATTGGATTAGGCATAACTAATATCTAAAATTTGGATCTTGGTCAAAATCTCCCATGTAGCCTCCAACCTCATCGCTAGTTTGAGTCAAAGGCTCATCTTGAATATCTGAAGAATCGCGGAGTAGTTTAGCAGAGCAAACAAGGTGATAAACTCCATACGCCTCGAAACTGTCTTCAACAACTTCAAATATTTCATAACGCTGATTTTGG